TCAGCTAAGTCGCAGGAACGGTAGCCGCGCTTCTTCAAGCCGTCCTTGCTCTCGACGACGATCTTCCCCGTCGACGTGAAGGAATACCTGGGCGTCACCAGCTCATGCCGCAGCGTCTCGTCCTTCGGCAGCTTCACCGACCGCGTCGCCAGCCAGTCCTTCACCGACAGCCACAACTCGTCCCGCAGCCGATGCGCATTCGGGTTCATGGCCGACGACTCCGCCACGTTCACGTCCCGCACGTTGTAACCCTGCTCCCGCAACCGATCAGCCACCCCCGACCCCAGGCCGATCGTGTCCACACAAATCTCCTCCGGCGCGTCCTTCTTCGCCTCGTTCACCACCGCGCCCACCGTCTGCATCAGATCCAAGCCACCCCAGGCCCGGATCTCAACCACCACATTCCCACGCCGCTTGCACAGCGCCGTCCTGTCCGTGCCAAACCGCGCCACGTCCAAGCCGTAGACCATCGGCTCATTGGCCCCGACCGTGATGTCGCGCTCCAGCGCCGAGTCCACCAGATCCGCCGGGATCAGCGTGTCGTCGTCCGCCAGCGCAAACTCGCCCAGCACCCGGATGCGGTAGGCGTTGGACGTTTCGCCGTAGGTCGACGCGATCTGACGCACGAAGTCCGACGATACCAGCGGGTTGTTGGCGCAGGAGACGTGCATACGGAACCAGTCCGCGGCCAGGTCGTGGTGCGTCTTGTAGAACAGCCCACTGTTGCGCGTCGGGTTGCTGATAAGGATGGTGCAGGCGCTGTGGCCCGACATGGACCCCGCCGCCGCCTCGAACACCGCCTCGGGTACGGCGCTCGCTTCGTCAACCACCAGCAGCACGTTCTCGCTGTGGACGCCGGCCAGCGCCTCGGGCCGCTCGCTGCTGCTGGTGCGGACGGAAATAAAGCTGCTCTCCGGCGCCCCTTTGAGCGAGATCCTGTCGCTAAAGACCTCGAAGCTCTCCCGCAGCACCGGCGGCAGTTTGTTCACCCACGACTTCAACTCGGCATACAGCGCGTCGAACAGCTGCGCCGCAGTTGGCGCCGTCACGACCGACTTCTGCGGATACCGCGTACACGCGTGCCAGATCAGCACCCAGCTGCACACAGTCGACTTGCCGACACCATGGCCGGCTCGGACGGAGATGCGGCGGTCGCCCCTGGCGACGGCCCGCATCAACTCCTCCTGCCACGGCAGCGGCTTGGCCCCCAGCACATTCCGCACGAAGCCGACCGGATCTGTGCGGTAGCGCGTGATGAACGAGACAAACGTCTCCTTGTCGGCGCTCATTCGTCAGCGTCCGTCGCCGGCAGCGGTACGTCCAGCTGGAACGGAGCGTGGAGCGGGGGCGCCACCTCAGTTGCCTGCCCCTCTATAACGTCGGGCGCCTTGGCGGCCAGTTCCTGCAGAGCCTCCAGGTGAAGCTTGTGCGTGTGCGTGACCGTAGCGTCGACCGTCACGGCCTGCTTGGCCACCCACCCATGGACGTGCCGCAGGATCTCAAGCGCGGCCTTGGCGTCGCCCTCGCGTGCGGCGGTGTGCAGCACGTCGGCCATTTCCATTTCGCCGTCGGCGCGCCCCTTCTCCTCGGCCAGCGCCGCCAGGGGGTCGAACTCGCAAAGGCTGCGGTACTCGGACGGGCGCATTCCGGCGGCTAGCGCCAGCGTGTCTCCGCGCAGGCCCTTACGCGCGGCGTTGTAGATGGCCTCTAGCCGCGCTTCGGTCGCCTGCAACCGCCGCGGCTCATACGGGAGGGAGAAGACGGACATGGCCAGTTTGTACCATGCTGTGTGACGGAGAGACAACGCCTGCGTGCGCAACAATTTATTTTACATTTTTATTTTTTGCTGTGTACGGTTAGCGTAACGATATTTTTTGGGTTTGCGTACGGGGGGGGTGGATGCTCCCGTGGCAGGCCGCCCCCGGGGGGCCTGGTACCCGGGGGGGTCCAGCCCAAAGCTCCCCGGCACCCTGGCGGTATACACTACACAATCTGTTGCATGCAGTATGCGCTGGCGCCAGGCGCGCGACCAGGTCGCGCAGCTGCGCGGCTTTGGGTCGTCTGGGTCATCTGGGTCATCTGGGTCATGACCATTTAGGTCGGCTGGAGACAACGCTGGGAGCCGCGCGGCTTTGGGTCGTCTGGGTCGTCTGGGTCATTTGGGTCATGACCATTTAGGTTGGCTGACCCCCAAGCTCGATTTGATGCGGCGGTCTCGGGGCGGCGCAGCCGCGCGGCTCTGGGTCGTCTGGGTCATCTGGGCATGACCATTTAGGTCGGCTGACCCCCAAACCCTATAGATAACTATGTTATATTATAACATAAGGTCTAAAGTAATACACAACTGATGACCCAGATGACCCAGACGCCCCCTAAACCGTTGGCATCGCGGCCCTTTCCGCCGCCGCCCCACAACCCAGACCGCGACCCAGCCATGACCCAGACTACCCCCCAAATGACCCAGACACGCAAAAAAATCCGCATGACCGCTAAAAAATCTGTTGCATCGGCTGCGATATGCCTTAAACGCTTCCCTTGTCGCAACCGATAAGGGACCGCAGGGACATGCAGAATACCATTTTCAGCGTCGACAGCGCGAAGGCGGTCAAGGCGCAGGATTACGGATATCTGAATGCCATCCACTACATGGCGCCCGCCAGCGTCGCGGGCGTTGGCGACCTTTGCCCGAAGGCAACGGCAGGGTGCCGCGCCGCTTGCCTTGGATGGTACTCTGGCCAAGCCTCCATGGTGGCACGGGATACGGATATCAATTCCGTTCGCCAGTCTCGCATTGATAAGGCGCGCCGGTTCATGAAGGACCGCGCGGCGTACATGCGCGATGTGGTCCGGTCTATCGAATTGGCGGAACGCAAGGCCGCTCGCATGGGGCTGCGCCTTTGCGTGCGGATGAACGGTTCCACCGATATCGCGTGGGAGGGCATCGCATGCGAGCGGGGCGGCCAGCGTTTCCGCAACCTCATGGAGGCTTTCCCCCACATCCAGTTTGTCGACTACACCAAAATTGCCAGCCGCATGCGCCGCGCGCTGCCTGCCAACTATCATCTGACGCTATCGCGGAACGAAGAAAATGACGCGACGGTTGCGGCCGTTGTGGCGGCTGGCGGTAATGCGGCCGTGGTGTTCGATCGCGTGCCGGCCATGTGGCGCGGGATGCGCGTGATCGATGGCGACGCCCATGACCTGCGCCACCTTGACCCTCGCGGGACCATTGTGGGGCTGACGCCTAAGGGCGCGAAGGCGCGGCGCGATACGTCCGGCTTTGTGGTCCGGATCGCAGCCTAACATCGCGCAAAGGCTTGCGCCTCATGTGGCGCAGCCTTATGCTTACCTTGTCGCAACCGATTGGAGATAGCACACATGGCCGATCTAGTCGCAATCGTGAAGGCAACCCGGCAATCCGCCGCCGCCCTAAAGCGGGCGCAAGCGTGGGGGCGCGCCGCAACGCAAGCGGAGCGCGAGATGGACGCCGCAGACCGCGCCGGCTTCCGCGCCAGCGCCGAAGCGGCTCATTCGCGCATGATGCAAGCGCTGCGCTTGCGGGAAGAAAACATGGCCCGCCATGAGCGCGCGCGCGCCTTCCTCGACAACAACCCGATCTAAGGCCCCGCACACATGACCCGCCCCGCTGACCCGTTCCGGGACGACCCGTTGCTGCCGCCCGGTATCGGCGCGCTCATGGCCGCTGCCGCCGCCGCCAAGTGGTGCGTCGTCCTGCCCGATGGCCGCGCCTTCTATCTGCCGGAGGCACGCGCGCACCGCTTCGCCGCTGCCAATCCCGGCAGCACCACCTATCCGCCCGCCAGCAAGTGAGAGGAACTACCACCATGCAAACGCTCCGCACCATCGCCACCGCCCTCGCCTATGGGATCACCGCCGCCCTGTGCGTGACCGCATTTTGGGCTTGGCTAATCGTGACGCCATAAGGTCTATTGCGTCACGCTACGGATACCGCTAGAGAGTTTCTTGCGACCACCGCACAAGGGACCACCGCTATGACCACCACCAACATCATCTGGCGCCGCAACGCATGCGGCGCGGTCGAAAGCCTCGAAATTCACCGGGACGACACGCTGCTGCTGGACACCGCGGCGTGCAGCGATCCGGACGCCGCGCTTGAAGATATCCTTTGGAACGCGCGCGCTTACTACAAGTGCGATCCGATGGACGACACCCTGCCGCCGGACCATGCCATCCTCGCGATGTATGAGGAACACATCGCATGAACGCCGCCAGCCCGCCCGCCACGGCCGAGACGGTCGCGCGCCACCTAGAGCTAGC